CTGCTCATCGAACCGGTGACGTTTTTACGAAGTGCCGGAAGCTGGACCGTGTTGTAAATGCGCTGCTCAGCTACTTCCACAAAAGTAGGAATATTCGCCACGAAGGAAGTCTCCGTGGACTGACAGTAGTCCTGAATCAGTTGTGTCAGTTCTGAGTAGTTCATTAGCTCCAGCCTGCGCGGACCTTACCGTTGTTCTGCAAATTGATCTGCGAGACGAACTTCTTACCCTTGGTGGCAGCGCCAGCACCCTTCATATCCATGTGCGTAACGCCCTTGTTGACATCCTTTTCAGGATAGCCATTCTCACCAGTCGAGTCCGTGTTCGGCTTGATCTTGCCGGGATTCAGTTCTTTCATGGCACTTACCTCGGGCCAGAAGACTTACGCACCGGGCTGCGTTGGTTCATCACCTTCGCCATATTCCGACCGTACTTCTTCATTTCGCTGTTGGTCTTACCACCAGCACGAAAAAGTTTGGTCTTCTTCTTGTCCGGATGCATTGTGTCTTCGTGCCTATGGACTGCCTTCGCTATGTTGGCTTTGTCCAACTTCACATCTTCATGCTTCATCTCAATCTCCTAGGTCGTAACGACCGTCACCGTACCTACTTCACCGACCGGCGCTAAGTCATTCGGCGTCAGTCCGGCGTCATTTGCTCTAGCACCGCCAACCGGTGCCCAGCCCCATTGTATCTGACGGCTACCATTGGCACCGTCATTACCGACCGCAAAATAACTCGTGTCCGGTCTTGGATTCCGCAAAGCCTGCGGGTCGTCCACGGGATACAAACCAAGCGATAACTGCGGCTGATCCGGCTCCCAACACTCCGGACATACCAAGATGTTGACGTTCTTGGTTTTGATTACGATGGACTTTAGTTGCCGCAGCTTGTACTGAAAGCCACAGCGGTCGCACATCGCAATCGCGTTCTTGCCACTTGCAAACCTGTTTGGCATTAGTAGCCACCCAAGAAACTCTCACGTGGGACAAACCGAACCGCCGCCTTTTCTCTATCCTCGCCCGCCGCGAGATCCCAAGCTTCGTCGTATTGAGCCTTCAAAATAGCCGTACGAGCCTCTGCTCCGGGGATCTTCATCGACAGCATATAAGCCAAGCCTGCAACCATACAGGGTAAAAATCGGAACGGGACATCCTGCCCATTCACGCCTGTACCGGGGTCAAACATCCGCCGCAACCGCGTGTAGTACAACGTCCACGTGGTCGAGTTGTCAGGCTTCGGCCAAACCGTAAATTGCGGGTAGACCACCACATCGTCGGCACCGGTAGCGCCAGTACGTCGGTTGATCCAAATCTGAATCGGGCGACCCGTCGCGTTCTTGTTCGGGATCGACACGTAGGTGCTGGACGAGATACGACTGATGTTGATGTCCTGCTGGTTTGTACCAGAGCCAGTCCGAATCACGTGATCAAGAAGGTCAACCGTATCTACCGGCAGATCGTAAGTACCGACGTTATAAGTCAGTACATGTGTGCCCTGCTCCAGCGTCCACAGGTTGATGCCACGGTTAGCCCAGTCCATCAGGAGCAGGGCAAGACTACGCTTAGACGTACGGAAATCGTAACCCGTACGCAGTTCAGCCCCACAACGCTCGTAAGCCTCTTCGATGATTGTATTGAGGTCGAGGTTGAAGTCTGTCGTAGCTGTAGTCTTGTCTACCATTACTTTTTGCCCTTCGGCTTTTTAACGCTTGGCCGTTTTCGCACTTTGACGGAAGGCTTCGGCGGTGGGGGCACCTCGGGCTCCGGGCTTTCGCATTTTTTCACCAGACCCCGCAGCGATGCGAGCACGTTTTTTATGAATGTTTTCATAGAGACCGCCCTTCTTGAAAGTACGGATGGGCTTGCCCGTCCCGATCACAGGCTTCTCATCCCCGCGCCGCTTTGCTCGCGGCACCTTCTTGGGATTGATATCACCCATGCCTCGGGACGGTAGCATTAGATCATCTTGCCTCGGGTCTTGCCTTTAATGGCGCAGCCGTCAGCACGCTTTGAAGCAGAACCGCCATTACTCATCTTCTTAATCTTTCCGCCCACGCGCTTCTTCACCGGCTCTCCATCCGGCATATCGAGGCTTACGCCCGGTGCGCGCACTGATTTCATGTAGATACCACGGGCGCTTGTAGGACCACGGGAACTACGAGTTTTAGGACCGCTGCTCATTTGCAAGAACCTCCCATACGCATTTTGACCATGGTGCCCTTGGTCTTGCCCTTCTGAGCAATGCCATCCGCAGCACGGCGATAAGAGCCGCCAACCGAGCCGCCCTTCTTCATGCCGTACTCTTTCTCTTCGTGACGGATCATTGACTTCGGAGCGCCTTTCTTCTTCATAAAGGCAATCTCTTTCTTAGCCATTTTCTTGGAGTCTTTCACATCACCACCTTTCTTGTACATCGGTTCTTCCGGGACCGGCTTCATACCCGGCATTCCACGGCGCTCACGGGGCATCATTCTTTCACGCTCAGGACGGCGCATCATGCCGCCCATTCCGTATTTTTTCATTTGGATTTACCTTTAAATTTACGGCCTTTGTCGGCCTTCATGAACTCTTTCCCGACTTTCGACGGGATACCCAAACGCTTTGCGGCTTTCGGGTCATTAGCCACTAGCGCCATTAAACGATGTTGTTTACCCGATTTACTTGGCATTTTCTACCAACCTATCAATCTTCTGTTCCAACCGGTCAAGGCGGCTCAGAAGTTGTTCATTATCTGCCCTGACTTCGGCGCGAGTTACGTGGTCTCGGGCTACTTCTTCGCGTGTCCTGTTGAGCAGGATTCCAAGTCGTTTGAGTTCTTCAAACTTCTCTTTCACAACAAAACCCAAAATAGCCACGATTCCCGTAAGAACCATGTTCCAGACAACCATTTCCATATCAGCAGTTCCATGCTCTCAGGGACTTGTTGATACGACTGTTTGGATCTTTGGCGGTTTTGGAACTCGTGAGCTTCTTCTTCATGCCTTTCATCCGGGCACAGAAGGAATCTCGTCGGGCACCACCTTCAGGCTGAGGTCTTTTCAGACCCGGTTTGCCGGGATTGGCTCGGTTGTACGAAGCACGACCTTTCGCATTAAGTCCACCAGCAGGGTTTTTGCCTTCTTTCCGCTGCCATGCTGGTGACTTAGCCATAGATCACCATCGTCGAGATTACGGCTGACGGGACGATATAAATGCTGGTCTGAAACAATAGACCTTCGCCCGGCAAGAGCATGTAGTCTGGCGACGTAGCTGAAGCCAACGTATTCACAACGACTTTGACCGGGCCGCTTGCGCCGCCATCACGGAACGTGACGGTACCGGCACCTGTATCCGGAACAATATAGATAGCCTTGACGCGAGAACGTCCGATTACAAGGCTATTTTGATCCAGCATGTCGCCCGCAGAGGTAGCGACTTTACTGGCTAAGACATCTGTTTGCATTGCCATCTGAGTCTCCTGTAATGAGTGAAGGGGGCTAACGCCCCCCTACGAAATCTTACGGAGTCAGGCTGGAATACAGCGCGATGTACAGAGTCGTGCCATTCACATTGACCGGGATGTAGCCAGCTTGAGTAGCGACCGTGCCAGATACTGCACCGGCAGTAATCGTGGTCGTGCCAATCACAAGGCTGTCGGACTGAAAGCCGTTTTGCGAAACAACCGGGCCAGAAAACGTAGTAGTAGCCATTTCAAAACCTCACATGCGAGTAATGTTTACCAGTCTGCATGTCGTCAGTCGGGTCTGTCTGGTAAACGAAATTTTTTCCCGATGAACGACTGTATATCACTAAAAAAGAGGGGTCACAAGCCTAGCTGAACTTGTGACCCCCCAACTCTCTAGGTCGCCTTCAAACTATTAGGACGCACCCGGCGAAGCGAACATGCCCAGCGGGTCCGACCAGCCGAAGCTATAACGCTCGCGGCTCTTGTACCGGACGTTGCCGGTGTCGAAATCGCCGTCCATGCTGTTTTGCAGCGGGGTACGGACAAAGTGCTTCATGCCGTTCGGAACGTCGGTCGTCAAGAACCAAGCATTCGTGTCGGTCAAGAAGTGGTTCACGGTGTAACCGCCCGGAATCGAACCCATCGCCTTGAGAGCGTTGATGTCGTTGTCAGCGGTCGCAACACGGAGTTCCGTGTCGAGGAGGCGCTTGGCA